GTTTGGTTTTTAGATTATCGGTGTCCCAACGTCCGCTTGCTCGATCTCCCATGGAACCGCTGAAATCGGCGATAATGGCCAAGCGATTAGGAAGATTACGTGGATCGAGTGTCGGCACAGCCTCTTTCAGAACCTCGGCTTGTCGGAGACGATTGTGGAGACCACCACCGACGGTTATCTTGTTGGGTTTTGTTAGTTCGTTACTCATCTTCTGGCTCCATACTAAACTCTTTCCCCATTTGCTTCTTAATGGCGTACTTATAGCCGATGGTTACACCGATTTTGAATAGGGTGTTCACGATTTCGATAGACACATCTGGGACGGTTATAGAAACGCAACGTGCCGCATTCATAACACAATCAGACATTGTGTGCGGATCAATACCGAGTTCTTTGAGGAACACGCCGAGAGGTGGTCTGTCTCCTTCGAGAGTGTCGAGATAATCGTGAAGGTCGATTAGATCCTTGGAGCGTTTATTGTCCATAAATTTCCTTCTGAAGTTTAGTCCAGAGTGAATTTACTCTCGACATAGCTTCCATATCTCCCCCGCGGTCTGGGTGGAGGCGAATCGCCGCAGAGCGGTATGCTTTCTGAGCGTCTTCGTAGGAAATGGCTTTGAGAAATTCATAACACGTAGAAGCGAGAGGGTTGCCATTTACTGCCATAGGCATCCTTGGTTGTTGCGCGGCTTCTACTTGTTGTCGTGTTACGGACGCTACTTCCGCAGCGCCGTAGATTAGTTGAAGGAACTTTAGAGTACCGTCGTAGTATTTCTCAGTGAAGGTCCAGGTGTAGTCCTTTTTGCCGCTGGCATCGACTTTCACCACGAGTTCACGATCGGAGTGTGGAATCTGCTGCTTAAGAAATTCTACACACTTTTCGATCTTATGATAATCACCTTGCATTTTCAGGCGATATGCCTGGACGGATGAATCCCAGAAAACTGACGCTTTTGCCATAGACTAAATCCTTTCTAAAAAGGGAGGTGATAATTCTACCACCTCCCGATTCGAGTTGCATATATTCGACGCGCGTTGTTTACCGCTCTGGTCGCATGCAAACCTCCTTAACTACTTCTTGTTCACAACCTGCGATTCTCATTTTAACTTCAATTAATATTCAATTATTAACATTAAAGGCCTTGGCCCTTGAAAGAACTTCAGAGTTCTGTACCCAAGTCGTACAGCCTGTTATAAAGCGTCCTTTCAAAGGATGAAGTAGTGTTTAGCCACTTCCACTGTGAGATAAGGTAGAGTAGGAGGTGACCCTTATCTCACAGTGGCTATGGCTAAGCGCCTGTTGAAGCCCTCGGAGGCAATCCTAGGAGGATCAACAGGATCTCGTACATAAGAAATGGAGACTTCTTGCTATTGGCGTCTCCGGACCGCAGAGAGTTCTTGTTTTAACGAGTTATCTACTCACAAATACACATCTCGACGGGTTGCATACCCGTGTATTGGGCTAACTAGGACGAGAGCGACTCGTGGCATCAGCCCAACTCCGTTACGCCGTCGCGGTTTGAGTAGCACCGAGAGAGGCGATGATATTGGCGAGTTCGTCGATGGAAACGTCACGACCGAGGAGCTTCGAAAGCGCGTTAGCCGCCTTCTCCTGCGGAGTCGCAGACTGACGCTCGGACTTCTGGCCGATGATCGGAAAGAGATCAAAGGCACCCTCCACCGGAGTGAAGTCCTTCTGCATCAACTGTCGACGGACGAACTGTTGCTGTTTGAGAACGACCGATCGGTTGATCAGATTTGCCTGTTCATCAACCGAGGGGACGAATTGTAGGAAGTCCGTAATCGGATCAGTTTCGGAGACGGTGTGAAAAGTATAGGTCTGCGAAGCAAGTACATCAACCGTACGACCCTTGCCTTCGGTGACCAACTCTTCCATCACCTCCTGGACTTTGTCTTCCTTTACAGAAATCTCCGTCTCGCCGGCTTGGCCGTTCGCTTCGAGGATTCTGTAGTTAACACGTGTTTCGTTGTAATTCGATGGCATTGTTTACTTCCTTTCGTATAGAGGTTTTTTAACTCGCTACCTTGGGTAAAAAGAAAGTCAGGAAACGGTTGAACGTACTCCTAACTTGAAAAGTCTATCGTACTTGCGTAGCAATGTCAAGTTTGCTTTAGTGTTCATTGACTGAATAGTAAATAAACTCTTTGTTCTCAATCGGTTACGTGATGGTTTCGCTAATAAACTCTTTTGAGCTTTGCTTTTTGTTCGCTGTTTCGCAGTCCGGACAGACGTAGACTTCGATGGCTTCGGTTGTTTGCTGTTTGAATTGGCCGTAATTCTGACACTCTAGATTGGTACAAAGAATCAAGGAGGTTGAATGCGCCTCGGCGTGTGCGAATATAGTGATACGCCGAACCTCGACAGGACCCTCGCACCGCGGGCAGAGGTGTGTTTGAGAGAGACAGTATTTACAGGAGCGAATCATAATTACTCTCTACCTGCCAGAACATCTCGCTTGGCGCTTAGATACTCCTGAATTAATTCAATGTAATGAATTAGCCCTCTCGCAGAGCCGAATCTCTTCTTACAGCCAAGGATATACTGACGATATGCTATCATTATATGCCGACGGCTTAGATGTGGGTGTTTCATGTTTACCACCCGCTCGTCCGATCAATCCATCTCGTAACCCATTTATCGATATACACGAACACCGCCGCAGCGGCTAGGAGAAGGAAGAAAAGGAAGTCATATTTTGACATGGTCTCTCCTTCGTGTTGGCCAGGTAGAATACTTTCGTCGTTTGGTTTGAACGGCTCTCTTAGCCGCGTTCGAGCGGGCCTCGCCCTTGAGTTCTCTCTCAAACTCTTTTCGTTCCTCGTCTGTTATGAGAGACAGCAGGCCAGGATTACGTTTAAGCTCATAAAAGCGATAGGCGGTCATCATTTCGAATCCTCCTGTAAATTCTTAATTGTGTCAATTATATCATCAAGTGTAACTGCGGATTCTTGAGGCCCCGTTTGCTCTGCCACAGGCTTAGCCGTCGCTGATATCAAACCAGCCGTCTCTAACGCCTCTCGCAGATCATCTTCCATCTCGTATAGCTCTGGCTGCCAGCCTTGTCTCTTGGCTTCGCAGAATGCTTTGTTTACGTTTACGCCTTTTTTCAATGAGTATTCGGAAACCCATTCATTCATTGCGCGAGCGTATTCTATTGAACCTGGTACTAGCATATCGCCAATGTTGGTTGTCATCTTCTCCGCTGAACAAGGCGTATCATCGGAGAACTCCACCCCACAAGCGCATCGATACGCTCTTACTTCCTTTTTGGCGATTAATGAAAGATTCATGGAGCGCATTTTCTGATAATAAATACTGCGCTTGCCACATATCTTACAATGTGAATAGGCTCTACCGCATGTGCAAACACTAACTTGGTCTTGTATCATTGTCTTTCTTCTTTTTGAAAAGGTTGTCAATAAACTCTTTTCTCTCTTCGGGACTCATCTGAGTTATGTCAACCTGTGGCGTATTTGCCTCGTGCTCCATTATATTCAGGTCACTAAACTCTTCTCCACACGCTCGGCACATGTATACCTTCACATGAAGGATACGCCCCTCCACTTCTTTTTTGTAACGTTTGCTTATCAAAACATAGTAATAACTTCTCCCGCACAACGGATGATATATGCGTTTAGGCGGAGGTGTGTTCTTCATGCTTTTCAGTTTCGCATACAGTTTTGCTCTTGTCAAGTGCTTTTATCTGCTCTAGAATCAATAACTTAGACGTGTCAAGATTGACACAGAATAGTGTATGTACTGTCTTTCTGTAAGTTATTGATTCGACAGGAGATATAAAGTCTTTTCTTCTATCTTTTATATTTTTATTATTTTTTTTACGTATGTATAAGAGAGTATATAACCATATACATACACACAGTTTCCGTCCTTTCAAATATTAATGCCATGCTTCAGGCAGAAGTATTCATACTGCCTCCGAGCATCCCGTCGCGTTCTGCGGCAGGACGGACAGGTATCGAAGTAGCTTTTTGCATGGCAGCAAAAGAGAAGGCCGTAGTTTACAGGCAGGTACTTAGAGTCCCGCTCGGTAGGAGAAGGCTCACGGAGAGTCCGTGGAGTAGGCAGACCTGCGGAGTCCACACGGGCCTGTTTTTCACGCAGGTCGTGGAGTAAACGATTAAGATTAATACTCATTCATTCTCCCTTTCTAAACTCCGTTCGCCTAGCGAGGCTCTCCGCCTCGCGGAGTTAAGCAACACCTTCAGGTGCGGTTGCTTTCTCCAGTTCGGACTCGGTCAGTTCGGGTTCAGATTCAGACTTGTGCTCAGGAGCCGGTTCAGTCTCCGGTTCTTGATCGTCCGTTTCCGCCGTCGGGTCTGATAGATCAACGGTGTTACCGTTAATTAATCCGTATTGCTTCGCAAGCTGCGCAATATCCACCGCATACTTGGCTGGATTCACCATATACGGTGCTACTGCCTTTGCGAAGTCCCGTCGGTTCTTCGACAAATCCCCGTTCTTCCATTGATTACGGACTTGCCGTCGGCCCTTGTCGAGAACATCCAGAAGGACTCCCAACATGGAGAGGTGTTCTCCACGTCTGATAAAGTCCTCTTGCAGACGAAGGAGTGATACAACCTCCGTCGCTGGGAGTGTTACGACTGGAACGGGCACTTGCTTACCCGACCGAGTTGTGAACAGTTCGTTTGCCATAGCGTGTTTCTCCTTTATTAAGTGCTAGAGTATCCAATGGGATGTATTAGCGATGCTCAACGGTGTATATCTAGGATTCAACCGTTAGCTACATTACATGAGTGGGATGCGCAGGTTTATGTTTGGGGAGGTGCGTCTATGTGGGAGCCATACGGCGGCCGCCAACAGCGAACTTGCACCCTTAGCCAGTTTACCTTTGCTTTGCTCATGCCAGCCTAATACATCCGACTGGATACTCTAACAAGTCTCGAAGAGACTCGCAAGACAAACGGAGTTATCGTGTCCCTTGTGCGGGTGTTACTCCCGCACAACTCTTAATTCTCTGATATACTCGGCGCGTCCGAAGAACGGTGCGAGTAGAGCATCTTGGAAGAAGCGAACGGCAGCGGACTTCTTTAATGCAAGTGTCGTGATTCGTACCCACTTGCCGTCTCGTTTCTCGAATAAAGAGTATAGACGTTTCTCTTGCATGTAACACCTCCACAAGAGACACGATTGATATGTACATCAGCATTATCAACACGCAATCCGCATAATACGGATATTATCGTGTAGATATTCTGCTAGTACTCATCTATAGTGTCCGCACGCGACGTGAGGCACAAAAACGGAGTTTTCGCTGGGCGGACGGGAGAGTCTAGGAATAATTTTTTCGGCCCTAGGCACGCCTAATTTTTCCCCATCGGTGGCAACTTCGTGAATACCTGGTTTCTTAACCTGGAATACATTCCAGGCTTTGCTGTTCAGTCTTTGAACACTAAAGATAGAGCTTGTAAACTATTGATTCTAAAAGATTAAGGACTTGACAAACGCTTCGCGCTGTGATAGTCTACCCAGGATAGGACGGGTGTATGTTAAACCGAAGAGGATTTCTAAAGAGGCTAGCCGCTGTTCCGTTAATACCGCTGGTGGCGAAGGTCGATTTACTTCAGAAGCATCTTGAGCTGGAGACCGGTTGTGATCTTTCTATGACGGCTCTACAAGAGGCTATTAATGTAGGTGCTAAAAATCAACTCGGTCGGCCGACGGTTCTTGTGGTACCACCGGAATTGAGATGGATTGCACGAGAAATTCTTGGAGATCCGCCTCGAAAAAAGTACACCGCTGATTCGGAAATAAATGTTCTTTGGGATCATATTCTGACTTATAAAGTAGTTTATAGTCGTGAGGAATATCGAAGATATAGACTCCCAGTTTCCCAGTCCTCCTGGAGATTATTCTTCGAAAAAGGTTCGGTAGGGAGCGAAGGTCCTTGAAAATCCACGTTCCTAACGGTTCTCCTAACGGAGTTAACGCAGTTCTAGAAGCGGAGCTTTCTCCATTCCCAGATAACAGCCCTGTTAATAATGGACAAGGTAATCATCAAGCAGTTGGGGGGCCGGGCCGCCCGGGTGGCGTTTCGTCTGCTCTCCGGCTTCGCATCCAACGGGTAGCTCGGATGCGCGTAGCGGGTATTAAAGATCAGGTTATCCAGCTCCGCGAAGGTATAACACCTCCTGCTTTTCATTATCTCATTAATCTCCCAGAATACAAAGAAGTAGAAGAAGCCATCTTCGATGGCACGCTCTCGGCGATGGATCGAGCGATAGCAGGGAATGTCGAGACACTTCGTAATGAAGTTCGCGGGGCGGTGCCGGCTGCGTTGCGTACTGTTATCGAAGTGGCGAATCAACGGCGAGACTTGAAGACCGCGCTTGCAGCTTCGCTGGAGCTTCTTGATAGAGACCCTGATCGCGTCGCGCAAAGGAGCAAGCCCTCCGAACTTGCTATCGATGCCGTTAGACTACCCGACGGGGTGATCGACGTTGTATCGAAGGAAGCGGATAAGGTAGTAAATGAGATTAACGGATCGAAGAGAGTTCAGTGACAACAGCAGAAACGAATCTAGAGATTGTAGATAGGAGAGAAGGTGATATAGTACCTGAAGGTCTTTCCGTTACTGGTAGAGTAATTGGCTCTTACAGAATTCACTTAGCGTATCAGAAGAAACTAGAAGACGGACGAATTCTAAGAGTTAAGTTTGCCATCCCGAGAGAAACAGCAGCAGACTTAACCACATGGACTTGTTACGAAGTGATCCAGGAAT